CGAATACCGGAGACACCTCGTCGAGCGGCATCGTCAGTATCTCTTCCTCGCTCACGCCCTGGACGACTGCGGCGAGAGAGACCATGCGGTCTTCCGCGTCCCTTCCTTCGTCTGCGAGTATGTCGCGGATCTGCGAGAACTCGTTTAGCGTGATTTGGTTCCACAAGTTTTCCATCTTCATATATTGTAGGTTTTTTGCGTTTTCGGTTCATGTTACACGAACGAGAGGTTATATGCGCCCGTCTTCGTGGCGAGGTCGGTCACCGCGTAACGGCACGCGTCCAGCGAGTGGTTATATGCGTCTATGGGAGCGTTCAGGAGCTTGTCGTCCTTGTCTTTCTCCCACGTGTAGTTCAGCAGCTCTCTCTGTATGTTCTGGCTGCTTGCGGTCACATGGATCCGGTATTCTTTCATCGTCTTTATCCCGTTGTCTATGCTCCCTTTCCCTTTTTTGCAAGGGTGTATGTTCCATCCCATACGGTAAAGCGTCTCTATCTGCTCGGCTGCCGCCGCGTCCCCTATGATCCTGTCGCTCCTCCTCTGCACTCCCCACGCGTCGAGCTTCTGCGAGATGTCCGAAGAGATGAGGCCCGGCGAGTATACGAGCTCTTCCAGGTAGAGGTCTTCGCCCAGGATGCCCACCTTCACCACTGCCGTAGGGTCGTTGTATCCGAAGTCCACGCCATACCTCACGCGGCACCCTTCGGGCATACGGTCCACGATATCCCAGTCAGGATAGACAAGCCCTTCCAGGCGCCCTTCCAGTCCGAGTCCGTAGACCCTCCACCAGTTCTCGTCTTTCTTGTGGCTCTCTATCTCCGCTATCTGCATCGGGGAGAGGTGGTCGTTGTCCTTGTATGTAGAGTGAATCTTTATCACGTCAGGACGGTTCAAGATGTGCTCGTTTATCCAGAACCGGCTTACGGGGTTGTAGTCGAAGAAGATCTTCCCGGAGGTACGAATCATAAGCTGCCTGACTGTCTCCCACCCCAGACGGTGGCACTCGTTGATGAAGAGGACGTCTCTCTGCGGCCCCAGCACCTTCATAGGGTCGTCGTTAGCGGAGAAGAACTCTATCTGGCTCTTCCCTATCTCCCACGTGTGCGTGGTCTTGTTCTCATGGAAAGGAATAGGGAGGGCGGGGAGTATATGCGAGAAGTCACGCAGTGCGCCTCCGCGGAGCTGCGGGAACGTCTGTGTGACTACAGAGATAATCAGGGGATCCGGCGACGCTTTCGCCATGAGCGCGAGCACCTGGAGTATGGCATAGGTCTTCCCGCTACGTGCCCCGCCCTCGTTCACTATGATGTGGATATCCGGTCGGTGGAACGCGATGTCAAATGTCTGGTCAAAGACCTTACCGTTCAGGCTCGCTGTCCCCATTGAGTATTTTTTCTATCTCGTCTTTCGTCTTCTCGCTGGTCTGCACCACCTTCATCTCGAACGGCTGTCCTCCGGTGGTGATGTCCGTATGGCTCTTGTATTCGTCCAGCATCTCCGCGATGAACTTCGCTGCCTGGGTGTCCCCCTTCACCGCCTTGTTATACTGCCCTACGGCGACGTTCTCGGCACCGGTCCTCCCGTCCTTGAACTCCATCTCCATAAGCAGCTTCATCGCCTCTTTTATGGACTTCTTGCGCCTACGCGTAACCACGCTGGCGGCAGCTCCTATCTTCCCTTTCTCGGAGGCGTTCTCGCTTGTGAACTGCGTCTCCGGATTTCCGCTTTTCCCCTTCTCAAACATATCTATCTCATCCTTACGTCTAACCCTTGTGCCATGAGCTTGTCAAACCAGGACCGGCACTCGTCCCCGCTTGCGAAGCGCACCACCAGCTCGGTGGCGTCTTCCGGCTCTTCGTCTTCCATGTCTTCCAGCGCCTGTCCCAGAGAGACGCCGTATCCTTCCGCGATCTCCTGCCCCAGCTCCTCGAGGATAAGCTCTTTGTCCCACTTCAGGTCTGCAGCGCTCGTGGCGTTGTCCGCCAAAGCCATCTCCCTTCCCCTCGGAGTGTCCAGGCTGATATCGTTCCTTCTCACAGCTATGATCTCCGTCCCGTCGGTGTCTATCACCCGCACGTCTTCTATGCCCAGCGCTCCCGCTATCTCCGTGATGCCGTTGCCGGCGATGATGCGGTTGTCGCGGTCAATGAGTATGGACCTCCCCATACCGAACTTCCCGACGGACTTCTCCAGCAGCCGCATGCCGTACTCGGAGTGGCGGTTGAAGTTCTTGTCGTCGGGTATCAGTTCTCCTATCTTCGCTTTCTTGCTCATCTCATAAACTTGTGCATACCCCGCATGAGGGTGCGCATACATACAGGGCACCACTGGCGGAACACATAGTGACGGTCTATCTCCCTGTGGTAGATGTTCACCATAGTGTCGTAGTCTTCCTGGGTGAGGTCAGCGCGTTTCTTCGCCCTGCTCATGCAGCTGGTCTTCGCCACCTCCTCTATGCGGTCGCGGTGTTTCTCGAGCACCGCCCTCTCTTCGTCTGTAATCATACCGTAAGTTTGTCTGTCGCCCAGAGCAGCGCGCGCAGCGCCGCCGTGAGCAGCCCTTCCGTCACCCTCGTCAGGAGGGCGAGGACACATACCACGAGGTAGGTCTCTACCCGGAGCTCTCCCAGGCAGAGCAGCACAAGCAGCCCTACCCAGTGGGTCATGCAGAGGGAGCAGTCGAACGGTCTCAGGGATATCTCCCCTTTCACGCGCAGCCACTTCCGGAGCGCCCCCTTTATGCTGTCCATCCCTCCGCTCAGGTCCAGGAGGAACACGATGATCACCTGCAGCTCTATGAGCAGGCGCACTATATCCCAGCTTAATCTCCACACCATAGCTGTATCTCCTTTCTTATTCCATCATACACCCTCCACACGGTGGTCTTGGGCAGCTTCAATCTCCGCGCCACCTCGCTGATATTCCCTATCTCCGTCACGAGGAGCAGTATCGCTTTCTTCGAGGGCGAGAGCCGCGCTATGGCTCCGTACATCTTCCGGATCCTCGGCGACCGTTCCTCCCAGATGCCGCGGTCTTCATTGCTCAGGTACGTCTTGACCAGCGCCCGGTAGTCCACGGCGGTACGTCTTCCAGCGTCCTTCCTCTTTCCACCAGCGGCTCTTGCGGGAGTGGTACTGCTGGCGTATGACAGAGATCGTGTACTTCCCGAGGTCCTGGATTTTTCCGGGAGGGGTGGAGAGGAGGATGAGCGCCACCTCTTGCTTGAGGTCGTCCCAGTCCTCCGCCTTGACACCGCACCAGTGCAAAATCCGGTCGATCTCTCCGCTCGTGTACAGTTTTTCAATCTCGTGGTACATCTCATCTTATAGTAGGCTTTTTGTCAGTTTTTTCCGTATCGTGCCCTCTTTCATCCCCAGCTCACGTTCAAGTATCCCTACGTATTTCTCCCTGAGCGGGCGCTTTCCTTCCAGGATCATCTGAAGCCACCCGTGACTCATATCACAGGCTCGGCTCACTCCCGAGACGGTATAACCCCGTTTCAGTATCTCTTTCCGGAGCCACGTGCAGAACTCCTCGCTGCAGCTGCGCCGGTGCTCTATCCGCTCCAAATCCCAATCCTCCGGAACCATGAAGAACTCTTTACGGAAGCCCTCCGGGCATAAGAAGCGGATAGTCCGGTCTTTCCTGTACGTCAGTCGGTACATGTCTCTTTCAGTTGACGGTAGAACTCGCACTTGTCGCTCATCCCTTTGAACGCGTAGATGCAGACGGTGCCCGTGTATACGGCGCAGTCGGAACAGCGCTTCACCCTGCTGTCTATAGTAGGCATACCGAAGATATGGTCGTTCTCCCTCGGCTTGTACTCCCGCTCCCGCTCTTTGTGGCGGAGCTGTATCCCGTTCCGCTTCGCTATGTTCTGCACCGTCCTCCAGTTGTGCCCCGTTGCCTCTTCAAGGGCCTTTACACCGTCTCCGGCATGCTCCCTGATATAGTCTGCCCACTTGCTGTCTAAAGCGTCCCAAATCGCCCGTACGAACTTCGAGGTTTTATGCCCGTACCTACCGCCTATTTTCCGCTTCAGCCCTGCAGCCACGCACCAGTTCTCCGCCGTGTAGCGGTTCACCCCGTAGAGCTTCCCCAGCTCCCTGTAAGGTATCGCGTCATCCCTTTCCGCGTGTTCGAGCAGCTTCGTCTTCTGCTCCGCGGTATATTTTGTATATTTCATCGTCACTCTCATATCGCCATCCTGTATTTGAACATCGTGTCTTTCTTCTCCAGTATCGTGGCCCTCTGGGTGTTCTCGTCCCAGTAAGCTGTGCGCCCTTCAATGCGGTATCCCCGTTTCCTCAAGTACCAGCGTCTCTGGTTCATCAGCCTTGTCTCTTTCCCGTTCAGCGCTGTCGCTCTCAGGTTCGTGAGCTGCGGCAGTCCCGCGCGGATCCTCCGCCTCTCTGCCTCCCAGATCTGCCTCAAGGTGATGCCCGCCGCTTTCTTGCCGGCTCGCATCTTCTCCGGGTACCTCGTCCACCCGTTGTCCTCTTTCGTGAAGGCACACGCCTTGAACTTCTCGCTCATACCCTTAGCCTTCATATACTCCGAGAGGCGCTTGTATCTTCCGGAGATCTCGTTGGAGTATTTCGCTGCGTCTGCAGCCTCCCTCTGGCAGCGCTTCATGTACACCTTGCTCTTCTTCAGCCCGTGGAGACGCGCGTAGCGGTGCATAGTGGTCTCCGATATCCCCAGCGTGTCCGCCAGGATAAAGTTGTCTTCGTCAGCGAAGTGGTCTATGAGCCACTGCATCTGCTCTCCGTTTATCTTGTATACCCCTTTGTTGCGGGGTGTAAATCCTTTCTTTCCCATAATGCTTAGTTGGTTTTATAGGTTCATGTATTCGTTCACGAGGTCCATGAACTGCTCTAAGGACCGCACGACTTCGTATCTTCCTCCCACGCTTTCCACATGGTCCCGGAATATCTTCTGGTGGTCGGAGAGGCGCCCTGTCTTGGTCTTCATCTCGATGCAGAGATACGGCCACTTGCCTCTGGGTATGAGCAGAAGCAGGTCGCTGGTTCCCGCCACAAGACCCTCCGCCTTTGCAATCTTCGCCTGTATGACCGACGTCCTCACCCCGTTCGGCACGGAAGTGAGCAGCACCCTCAATTCCGGATACTGGAGACGCGCCCAGGTGACGCATGCCTGCTGCAGTTGGCTCTCTAAATGCTTCATTTGATATACCAGACCATCTCCTCCCTCCAGGCGTCCGCGATCTCTCTCGCTTCTTCCTTGGTGAACGTGTGTCTTTTAAGTTCTTCTGTGGTTATAAGTCCGCTGTGCGCTTTCTTGTGGCAGTTGGGGCAGAGCAGTATCAGGTTCTCCTCGTCGCTCGTTCCCCCTTCCGAGATAGGCACGATATGGTGGAACTGACACCCGTGGTTTCTCTCGTACTTGGCGTATCCCTTTCTCCAGGAAGGTATGCTCCATCCGCAGATAGCGCACCGGAAACCGAAGGCGGCAACGAGGTCAGGGTTGATATGGGCTACCGTCCTTGCCCGTTTGTTGTGGTACTTCGCAAAACTCTCCGACTTTACGAAGGCTTCCTTTGCACACTTGGCCGAGCAGTATTTCTGGTTCCCTACCTTTGGCCTGAACTCCTTCCCGCATTGCGCGCACTTCTTTGTTCCCATCTATTCGCTTTTTAGTTATTCCATAGGTCAAGCTGCTCTGCCGGTCTTATCCGGTCAGCGAAACCGCAAGATCCTCTATTGTCCAGGTTCATTTGGGGACCGTCTATATCTACTGTTGTTCCGCCGTGAAGCCCGCAGTAATGAGTCCCGTCTTCTCTTGGTTCTATGGTGTTGGAAATAAACTCCCAGTCTAAAAAAACACACCGCCTGCACCTCATCTTCATCTATTCGCTTTTTATTCCATCTTCAGATTGTCCATAATTTTTTAGCCACTTTCGCATCTGTTTCAACAAATCAATCTTACCGTGCAGGTATTCCATTTTCGCATCTTCGCCTTCCCATAATTCGGCAGCTACTTGAGACATTGACATATCAACAACCTTCAGCAGCTCATCCTTCATATGGATTTCTTCTCCCAAAAGAGTTACTTTTCCATAGCAACGAACTTCTTGTATTTCGTTTCCTTCTTCATCTGTGATATATCTTCTGCTAAATAGGACTCCTCTATCGATTTGAAATTCTTCTCTGCTGCAGAACTGCACCGTGCAATAACCGCCTTTGTCAAAGGGACAATGCCCCTCCTTTGGCTCTTCCTCAACGAGAGTCCAGTTGTCTTTATGATAACCCACACTACCCACATAATAGTATCCGTGGGTACCAGTTCCTATCTCAGGTGCAGTTATCCGTATCTGCGGATTCCGCTTGTTA